TGGGCGTCAACACCCTGATCGCCGCCGAACTGCTGCCCGAGATCGAGGCGGTGATGGTGCGCAAACTCAACGAACAGATGGAAGGGAGCCGCGATGGCTGAAAAACGGGTCAGTGTGCGCCTCGTGGCCGAAGGCGGCCGCCAAGTCCGCGCCGAGTTGGAAGGTGTGGGCGCAGCGGGTGCGCGCGGCTTTGGGCGGCTCTCGCGCGAGATGGACATGGCAAATGCACGCGTGGCCGCCTTCGCCCGCCGCGCCACACTGGCCGCCGCAGCGGTCACTGCCGCGCTGGCCGCCGCGGGGGCTGCGATGATCCGCTCTGGCCTGCAAACGGTGGATGCTCAGGCCAAGCTCGCGGCCTCGCTCGATACGACCGTGGCCAGCATTCAAGTGCTGGAACGCGCGGGCGATCTGGCCGGCGTGTCGATGGGTCAGGTCGAACAGGCTACCGTGCAGCTGACGCGACGGTTGTCACAGGCAGCGGCGGGGACCGGCCCTGCCGTGGACGCCCTGCGCCGCCTGCACCTCTCGGCCGAAGACTTGCAGCGCATGCCGCTCGACCGACGCATCGCCGCCATTCAAGACGCACTGGGCCAGTTTGTCCCCGAGGCCGAGCGCGCGGCTGTGGCCTCGCAGCTGTTCGGTGATCGAGCAGCGCTGGTGTTCACCCGCATCGATACCGCGACCTTGCGCCAGGCGACGGCAGATGTGCACGATTTCGGGGTGGTGGTTTCGGACCAGGATGCCGCTCAGATCGAGCGCACCAATGATGCGATCTCGCGCCTGGGGCTGATCTGGCGTGGGGTCTCGAACCAGCTGGCGGTGGCAGCGGCTCCGGCGCTCGAGGCTGTCGCCAACGCACTGGCCGCTGTCGCGCGCACCACCGGGCCGGTCGGGATCGCGATCAAGGGGCTGTTCGACAATATCGGGCGCCTGACCACCTATGCCGCGACCTTCGCGGGCCTCATGGCCGGGCGCTGGGTGGCGGGCATGGCGGCGGCGGCGCTGTCGGTGCGCGGGTTGGCCACCACACTGGTCGTGCTACACGGCGCGCTGATCCGCACTGGGATCGGCGCGCTGATCGTCGGTGCGGGCGAGCTGGTCTATCAGTTCACCAGGCTGGTCGCCGGGGCGGGCGGGGTGGGCGAAGCCTTCCGCCTGCTGGGTGATCTGGCGCGCGAGGTCTGGTCGCGCATGGGTCTGGCGCTCGACGGGGCGCTGGCGCGTATGTCCGCAGGCTGGGAGGGGCTGAAAGCGGCTGGGCTTTCGGCGCTGGAAGCCACAATCGCGGGCGTGGTCAGTTTCGGCGACCGGACGGCCGCCATCTTCCAGGGAGCCTATGACGCCGCGGTGGCGATCTGGGGCGGCCTGCCCGCTGCCATCGGCGATTTCGCGTTTCAGGCCGCGAACGGGCTGATCTCCGGCGTGGAGGCCATGCTGAACGGCGTGGTCACGCGCATCAACCGCTTCATCGAAGGGCTGAACGCAGCACTAGCCCTGCTGCCGGAATGGGCGACCGGCGAGGGTGGCGTCCGGATCGGCACACTGGATCCTGTGGGCCTCGCGCGGATTGGCAACCCGTTTGAAGGCGCGGCAACCGCTGCTGGCGCTGCCGCGGCGGATGCCTTCTCTGCGGCTCTGTCGCGCTCCTATCTGGAGCCGCCCGATCTCGGCCTTGGGTCCATGGCTGACGAGGCCCGCGCCCGAGCGGACGGATACCGCGAAGCGTCCGGGATGCTGGCCGATGCCGCTGGTCGCCCGCTGACCAGTTGGCAGGCGCTCAAGGACGCCATGACCGGCACCGGAGCAGAGGCCGAAGCCGCGCTGGCCGGTGCAACTGCTGCCGCCGGCGCGCTGGGCGAGGAGCTTGACGACACGGGCGGTGCCGCAGGTCGCGCCGAGGCGGCTGGTCGCGCTGCCGGGGCGGCGGCATCCGAGGGCGCAGAAACCGCCCTGACCGGCTGGGCCGCAGTGACCGCAGCACTTGCCGATTATGCTGCCAAGGCCCGCGATATCAGCGGCGATATCGGACAGGCGCTGGTCGCGGCATTCCAGAGCGCCGAGAACGCCGTGGCCACATTCGTCAAAACCGGCAAGCTCGACTTCCGCGATCTCGTCACCTCGATGATCGCCGATCTGGCAAGGCTGGCAGCGCGGCGCTTCATTCTCGGCCCCATCGCCAACGCACTCTCTGGCGCTCTGGGCGGTGCGGGCGGACTATTTGCCAACATCTTCCACGCAGGCGGCATGGTCGGCGGCCCGGCCCCGGGCCGAATGGTCCCGGGCCGAATGGTCCCGGCGCTGGCCTTCACTGGTGCGCCGCGCATGCATTCCGGCGGTTGGGCCGGTCTGCGCCCGGACGAGGTTCCGGCAATCTTGCAGCGGGGCGAACGGGTTCTGTCGCGGCGGGAGGCTGCTGGTTATGGAAAATCCAGCGCGCCTACCGTCAACGTCACGATCATGGCGCGCGACGCAGAAAGCTTCCGGCAGTCCCGGACGCAGGTCGCGGCTGATATTGCCCGGGCTGTGTCCTTGGGGCGGAGGGGCATGTGATGGCGTTTCACGAGGTACGGTTCCCCGACAATATCAGCCGAGGGGCGCGCGGCGGGCCGGAACGGCGGACCCAGATCGTGGAGCTTGCGTCGGGCGACGAGGAACGCAATGCCAGCTGGGCCAACAGCCGCCGCCGCTATGATGTGGCTTACGGGATCCGGCGTGCGGATGATCTGGCAGCAGTCGTCGCCTTTTTTGAGGCCCGCAACGGTCGCCTGCATGGGTTTCGCTACAAGGATTGGGCCGATTACAAATCGAGCCTGCCATCGCAGGCAGTTAGCTCAACCGACCAGCAGATCGGCACTGGCAACGGCAGCCAGCAGAGCTTCCAGCTGGCGAAACGCTACATTTCCGGTGCGCAGACATGGGTCCGGACCATCACCAAACCTGTCGCAGGCACCGTCCGCGTCGCGCTAGGCATGGTGGAGCAGCTATCAGGCTGGGCGCTGGACACGACGACCGGCGTCATCACCTTCACCACCGCCCCGGCGAGCGGCGTGATCGTCCGCGCTGGTTTTGAATTCGATGTGCCGGTGCGCTTCGACAGCGACACGCTGGATGTGACCCTCGACTTTGAGCGACTGGGATCGATCACCTCCATCCCCCTGCTGGAGATACGCAGATGAAAACCCTCTCCCCTGCGCTTCAGGCCCATCTGGATGATGGCACCACAATCTTGTCCGGGTGCTGGCCCATCAGCCTGAACGAAGCCGTTCATCTCAGTCGATACCTTTGCTTGAGAAAGCTGATGAGTTTCTCAGGGCGGTTGGCAAAAGGCGCAACCTCGTCGAGCACCGCCAGTCCAAGCTCACTTCTGGCTGAAGTGAGGTTCCCCAAATGTGGACCGATCGAAGCCGGGTCTCGTTTGGGCAGGCCGCGTTTGCATTGATCGACGATGTCGGAGCGCAATACGCGGCTACCGCGCTTCTTCTTTTCAACGGCATCCTGATAGGCAGTGTCAGTGATCTCGTATTCCTCATCGGTCCAGAACTTTGCCATTTGCGTCTCCAAGCTGGTTTCAAAGCGAATCTACATCCAAGCCAACAGACTTTCGCCTAACGTTTCGCAGGGCAAATTTCCCCCTTGCTTCTCCTGCAAATCCGGAGCTTTCCGATGAAATCCCTTTCGCCCGCGCTGCAGGCCCATCTCGATGATGGCACCACGACTTTGGCCTGGTGCTGGAGGATATCGCGGTCAGACGGTGTGGCGCTGGGCTTCACCGATCATGATCGCGCCCTCAGCTTCGATGGCAGCGATTTTGAACCCGAAAGCGGCTTTGCCGCCTCGGAAATCCGTGCCGGGTCCGACCTGGCCGTTGACGCCCAAGATGCGACCGGCGTGCTGACCTCCGAACGGATCACGGAAACCGACATCCTTGACGGGCGCTGGGACAACGCGGCTGTCGAACTGTGGCGCGTGAACTGGGCCGACACCAGCCAACGCGTGCTGTTGCGCCGGGGTGCTGTCGGGCAAATCCGGCGCGGCCGCATAGCGTTCGTCGCCGAGGTCCGCTCGCTGGCGCATGTGTTAGGCCAGACCGTGGGGCGGACGTTTCAGGCGGGGTGCGACGCCCGCTTGGGCGATGCCCGCTGCGGCATTGATCTGGAAAACGCCATCTACAAGGGTACGGGCGTCGTCACCGACCTCTTGCGCGACCGGGCGTTCATGGCCTCGGGGCTGTCCGGGTTTGACGCGGGCTGGTTCACATCCGGCACAATCACGTGGACCAGCGGAGCCAATGCCGGGCGCATCACTGAAGTTCTGGCGCTTGGGCTGGATGGCAGCATCGCCAGCCTGACCCTGCTGGAAGCGCCGGTGCGTGCCATTGCCGAGGGTGACAGCTTCATCGCACGCGCAGGCTGCGACAAGCGCATCGCGACCTGCAGCGCAAAGTTCGCCAACACGGCCAACTTCCGGGGCTTCCCCAACATTCCGGGTCAGGATGCGGTCCTGCGCTATGCCAGCCAAGACGGTGGTCATGAAGGAAACGTGCTGTGAATTGCGCCGATCCCGCCTTCGTCATCGCCACCGCCCGCAGTTGGCTTGGGACGCCCTACCACGATCAAGCCAGCCTTCGCGGGGTTGGTTCCGATTGCCTTGGACTGGCACGTGGCGTGTGGCGCGAGGTGGTGGGCGACGAGCCTTTCCCGATTCCTCCCTACAGCCGGGATTGGGGCGAGACTGGTCCGCGCGAGGTGCTGGCCGAGGGTGCGCGCCAGATGATGCCAGAAATCATGCCCCCCGACGCCGGGCCCGGCACGCTGATCCTGTTTCGCATGGCCCCGCGTGCCATTGCCAAGCATGTCGGGATCCTGACCGGACCCGACAGTTTCATCCATGCCTATGAACGCCTCGGTGTCGTCGAGGAAACCCTGACCACGGCATGGGCGCGCAAGATCGCCTTCGCCTTCCTGTTCCCCAGAGATTGAGACCCCGCACATGGCAACCCTTGTTCTCGGCGCCGTCGGCTCCGCGATTGGCGGCGCATTTGGCGGGGCCATCCTCGGCTTTTCCGGCGCTGCCATCGGTGGCTTCATCGGCTCCACCATCGGGTCTGTCGTCGACAACTGGATCGTGTCGTCCCTCGCCCCGGCCCAACGCATCGAGGGCGCCCGCCTCGACAGCCTGCGCATCACGTCCTCGACCGAAGGCGCGGTGATCCCGCGCCTGTTCGGCCGGATGCGGATCGGCGGCAACATCATCTGGGCCACCGATTTCCGCGAGGAGGTCAACACCACAAGCCAGGGCAGCGGCAAGGGCAGAAGACCAAAGGTCACGACGACCGAGCATCTCTACTTTGCCAGCTTCGCCGTGGCGCTGTGCGAAGGCGAGATCACTGGCATTGGCCGTGTCTGGGCTGACGGCAAGCCCATGGACTTGAGCACCGTCACCTGGCGTTGGTATCCCGGCAACGACGACCAGGCCCCCGATTCGTTCATCTCGGCCAAGATGGGCGCGGCCAGCACCCCGGCCTATCGTGGCACAGCTTATGTCGTCTTCGAAGAACTGAACCTCAGTGCCTTCGGCAACCGCCTTCCCCAGATCAGCTTCGAGGTGTTCCGCCCGCTCGCCGACCCCGACACCGCCGAAGGGCTGGTGAAAGCGGTGACGATGATCCCGGCCTCTGGCGAATTCACCTATGCCACCGCACCCGTCAAGAAGACCACCGGCTCCGGTGGTGCAACTGTGGCCGAGAACCTGAACGCAATCACCGACACCGCTGACATCGTGGTGGCGCTGGACCGGCTGCAGTCGCTCGCTCCGGCTGTGGAAAGCGTTAGCCTTGTTGTCGCCTGGTTCGGTGATGATCTGCGGGCTGGGAACTGCAAGGTGCGGCCGGGCGTCGAGGTGTCCATCAAGACCACGACGCCCTCGGCTTGGTCCGTGAACGGAGTCGCACGCGCAGATGCGTTCTTGGTCAGCCGTGATGCCGAGGACCGTCCGGTCTATGGTGGCACACCGGCCGACTTTGCCGTGGTGCAGGCGATCCAGGAGATGAAGGCACGCGGCTTGCGGGTCACATTCTATCCCTTCCTGCTGCTGGATGTGCCGCCCGGCAACACGAAGCCCAATCCCTACAGTGCCAATGCCGCCACCTCTGGCCAGCCGACCTTCCCATGGCGTGGGCGCATCACCTGTTCGCCCGCCGCAGGTTTCGCAGGATCAGTGGACAAGACTGCAACCGCCGCGACGCAGGTTGCAGCCTTCTTCGGAACAGCGACCCCCGCGAGTTTCAGCGTGTCAGGTACCTCTGTCAGTTGGACCGGCCCGGTCGGGGAGTGGGGCTTGCGCCGGATGATCCTGCACTACGCGCATCTCTGCACAGCTGCAGGCGGCGTCGATGCCTTTCTGATCGGTTCAGAAATGCCCGGCCTGACCACGATCCGCTCCGGCGCCAGCACCTATCCCGCCGTCACTGCCTTCAAGGCTCTCGCGGCAGATGTGCGCGCGATCCTCGGCGCTGGGCCCAAGATCGGCTATGCCGCCGACTGGTCGGAATACTTCGGTCACCACCCTGCCGACGGCACTGGCGATGTGTATTTCCATCTCGATCCGCTCTGGTCGGACACGAACATCAACTTCATCGGCATCGATAACTACATGCCGCTGTCGGACTGGCGCGACGGATTTGATCATGCCGATGCAGCACTGGCGCCCGCGATCTATGACCGGGCGTATTTGCAATCCAACATCACAGGCGGCGAAGGCTTCGACTGGTTCTATGCCAGCACCCTTGATCGAACCGCGCAAAACCGGACGCCGATCACGGACGGTGCAGCAGCAAAACCATGGGTGTTCCGCTTCAAGGATCTCCGCGCCTGGTGGCAAAACCCGCATTTCAACCGTCCGGGCGGGGTGGAGAGCGGCACGCCAACGGCATGGGTGCCGCAGTCGAAACCCGTCTGGTTCACCGAACTGGGTTGCCCGGCGATTGACCGCGGCACCAATCAGCCGAACGTGTTCTTCGATCCAAAATCGTCGGAAAGCTTCACGCCTTACTTTTCCCGCGGCTGGCGAGATGACGCGATCCAGCGGGCCTATCTGGAAGCCAGCTTTCTGTTCTGGGGTCAGGCGGCCAACAACCCGGTGTCCTCCGTCTATGGCAACCGCATGCTCCATGTCCCCGAGTGCGCCGCCTGGACATGGGATGCCCGGCCCTATCCGTTCTTCCCCGAACTGACCGATGTCTGGACAGACGGGCCGAACTGGCGGCTCGGACACTGGCTGACCGGGCGGCTGGGCGCAGTATCGCTGGCGGCACTGGTGCGCCACCTTTGTCTCCGCGCCGGAATGCCCGAGGAATTGATCGACGTCTCTGGCCTATGGGGCGCGGTCGAGGGCTATGTGATCTCGGCATTGGAAGCCCCAAGGGCCTCGATTTCCACGCTGGCCCGGCATTTCGGTTTCGATGCTGTGGAGAGCGAGGGCCGGATCAAGTTCCTGATGCGGGGCCGCATTGCCGGTCTGACGATAACGCCCGACAGCATGGTGGCACCGGCCTCTGCGCAGGGCGATGTGATGGAACTGACCCGGGCGCAGGAAACCGAACTGCCGCAGGCGCTGAAGTGGCAAGTCGCGCGTGCCGACGAGGACTATGACGCAGCACAGGTCGAGGCGCGGCGCATCACCGTCGATACCACCCGCATCGCCTCGGAAAGCTTCCCGATGGCCATCCCTCCCGAAGAGGCCGAACGCCGCTGCCGCCGCGCGCTGATGGAGGCATGGGTTGGCCGCGAAAGTGCGGTGTTTCGCTTGCCGCCCTCGCGACTGGCGCTGGATCCTTGCGACGTCATCCTGCTCGAGCACGATGGCCGCCAGACGGAAATGCGGCTGGTGTCCATCGCGGACTCCGACCTGCGCAGTGTCGATGCGGTGCGCCAGGATCGCGCGGTCTATGACTTGCCGCCGGGAGAGCCGCGACCTGCGTCCCTGTCGACGCCGACCGTGTTCGGCGCGCCGGATGTGATCCTGCTAGACCTGCCGCAGCTGCGCGAAGATCAGCCCGCGCATCGGCCCATGGTCGCTGCCCATGCCAAGCCATGGCCCGGCGAAATGGCGGTCTACCGCAGCGCCACGACAGATGGCTTTGCAATGCTGACCACCTTCAGCTCGCGGGCACGCATTGGCGTTCTGGCGGCGGATTTCTTTGCAGGGCCGGTGTCACGGTTCGATCTGGGCAATACGCTGGTGGTCGATCTCTATTCCGGCACGCTGGAAAGCGTCACGGACATCACGCTGCTCGGCGGGGCCAACGCGCTGGCCGTGGAAACCGGCGCTGGGCAGTGGGAAATTGTCCAGGCGGGAGCGGCCGAGTTGATCGCGCCGGGCAGATACCGACTGACCCGGTTGCTGCGGGGCCAACGCGGAACAGAAGGCGCCATCGTCGGAACGGTGCCGACTGGTGCGCGGGTGGTGGTGCTGGACACAACCCTTGCCAGCACGCCGATCTCCGAAGCCGACCTTGGCTTGCCATGGAACTGGCGCATCGGCCCAGCGTCAAAGCCGGTCAACGACGAGACCTTTGTTGCCACAGCCTTCACCCCGGAAGGCGCTGGGCTGCGGCCGTTTTCGGTGGCCCATGTCGAGCAGCCGTGGCGCACCGCCCGTAGCCCTGGAGATCTGACGATCCGCTGGACGCGCCGGTCGCGATCCTTGGCCGCCGATACCTGGGGCGCTGGCGATGTGCCTCTGGCCGAGGACAGTGAAGCCTACGAGGTGGAAATCCGTGATGGCGGGGCGGTCAAACGCACGCTGACAACCACGACAACCAGCGTCATTTACACCGCCGCGCAGCAGACCGCCGATTGGGGCGCATCCCTTGGGCCCGGCCAATCCCTAGCCATCCGCATCTACCAGCTCTCGGCCCTGATCGGCCGGGGCGCTGGTCGATCCGTCACGCTCAGTTTCTGAAGGCGCATCCATGTCCGACATCACCACCCATCTACTGCTGCCCTATATCCTGGCATCGCAGGCCCAGAAGCATGTCACCCACAACGAGGCGCTGCGCCTGCTGGATGCCATGGTCCAGCTGTCGGTCCTCGACCGCACCCGCACCGCCCCACCCGTCAGCCCGACCGATGGCAACCGCCACATCGTCGCCTCGGGCGCGACAGGCCTCTGGGCAGGCTGGGATCTGAACGTCGCCTTCTGGGCCGATGGGGTCTGGATGCGGCTGGTGCCGCGCCCCGGCTGGCTGGCATGGATCGCAGCCGAACAGATGTTTCTGGTCTGGAACGGCAGTACATGGGAGCCAGTCGGCGAACCGGTGGACGTATCAGACGCCGTCTTCAGCCTGGTGAATAATGCCGATCCGACAAAGCGGGCGCTGTTCTCGCTGTCCGGGATCAGCACCGGGACGACCCGGACCTTCACACTGCCGAACACATCCTCGGAACTTGCCATCCTCGCGGGTACGCAGACCTTTA